CTTTGGTTGAGTCTCCTGCGATAGAAGAGAACTTTATTGCATTAAGCAAACATAAAGTAGAGTTCAAAACAATAGATTCTGATAAAAGAATTATCGTTGGACTTGCGTTAGTTCCAGATAAGCTGATATACAGACGTAGAGGCGATTACGAATACAACATAGTGTTCTCTAAAGATACTGTAAGAAAAGCCTCTGAACTATACTTAAAACGTCTTAAAATAAACAATGCAACATTAGAACACGATGACCAAATGACAAGTGGTGTTTCTGTGATAGAATCTTGGATAGTAGAAGACCCTAATAAGGACAAGACTGCTCTATACGGATTAAATGCAGTACAAGGTGCTTGGGCAGTTACTATGAAGATAGATAACGATGAGGTATGGGAAGATGTCAAAGCTGGTAAATACTTAGGATTAAGTATAGAAGGTATGTTTAGCGATAACGTAGAAGATGTTGAGGAGATAGAAGCTGCTGATGTATTAGAGCAAATAAAGAATATGCTTAAAGAAGAGTTAGTAGAGTATCCTCACTTTATGTATGACCCTAAAAATGGTGATGAAGTTAAGATAATTAATGAAGAGGAACACGATAAGTACACTAAAAAAGGTTGGGTACACAGTAAACCAAACGAATACAAAGAACAAGAATTAAAATCTTATAGTGATTATCCTCAAAGTGCAAAGAACAATGCTAAGAAGGCTTTGAAATATAAGAAAGAGAACGGAAGTTCTTGTGGTACAAGTGTAGGGTGGACAAGAGCAAACCAATTAGCAAGTGGAAAAGCTATAAGCAGAGAAACTATTGCAAGAATGGCTTCGTTTAAAAGACATCAGCAACATAAAGACGTACCTTACTCGGAAGGGTGTTGAGGTATTATGTGGGATGCTTGGGGAGGAACAAGTGGAGTTGAATGGGCAATTAGAAAACTAAAGCAAATAGATAAATAGTATGAGAGCAGTTTATTGCAAGTGCAGAAACACTTATTCTATAAAGTGTGATAAGAATAAAAACAATAGCAAGTGTAAAGCACCTGATTATTGGAAGCAAGGTATAGGCTCTATTCACAAGGAATCAGAAGAGTAAAATAAGACAGTAAATTTTTAAATAGTTATATTAATATAAACCAATAAGTATGAAAGCAACAGAAATCCTTAACAATGTTAAAGACCTTTTAAATCTTTCTAAGGAAGAATTGAAAGTTGAAGACATCGCAGTTGAAGAGTCAGTAGAATTATCTACAGAGGAAGTAACTGAAGAAGTTAAAGAGGAAGTAGAAGAAGTTGTACTTGCTGAAGAACCAGCAGAAGAGGTTGTAATCGAAGAGGAAGTTGAGGCTCCTTCTATGAGTTACGCTACTTCTGAAGAGTTATCAGCAGTAAAAGCAGAACTACTTTCTATGATTAAAGCGTTAATCGAAGATAAGCCAATGGGTGATGTAAAGGACATTCCAGAGGAGTTATCAAAACAAGAAGAAGTTGAATTATCTGAGGATGTAGAAGAAGTTGTACACTCTCCAGAGAACTCGATAGAGACTAAAAAGAATTTATTATCAAACCTAAATCAACCTATGACTATTGAACAAAGAGTCAATAGAATGTTATTTAATTAAAAATTGTAAACAATGGCTACTACTACAAGTATTACTACTACTTACGCTGGAGAATCAGCAGGGAAATATATTTCTGCTGCATTATTATCAGGTAACACTATCGCAAATGGTGGATTAACTATCCGACCAAATGTAAAATTTAAAGAAGTTGTAAAAAGATTAGAATTAGACGGAATTACCAAAAACGGTACTTGCGACTTTTCTGATACTTCAACTTTGACTTTAACTGAAAGAATCCTTGAACCAAAGGAACTACAAGTTAACTTAGAACTATGTAAGAAAGATTTCCGTTCTGATTGGGATGCAATCCAAATGGGATATTCTGCATTTGACAACTTACCATCTTCTTTCCAAGACTACTTAATCTCTTATGTTGCTTCTAAAGTAGCACAAAAGAATGAGCAGAACATATGGGCAGGAGCAGATGGAGAAGGTTCATTTGATGGATTCTCTACTTTATTAGCTGCTGATGCTGCTTTACCAGCTGCACAACAAATTGCAGGAACTACTGTAACTGCTGCTAACGTAATAGATGAATTAGGAAAAGTAGTTGACCAAATCCCTTCTGCTTTATATGGTAGAGACGATTTGTTTATCTATGTATCTCAAAACATCTTTAGAGCATACAAGAGAGCATTAGGAGGATTCCAATCTGGAGGACAAGGTGCTGCTGGTGTAGGTTCTCAAGGAAACAACCAAGACATCAACATCTTATACTTTGATGGTGTAAAAATCTTTATGGCTAACGGATTAGCAGCAAATACTGCTGTAGCAACTACTAAAGATAACTTACAATTTGGAACTGGTTTATTATCAGACCACCAAGAAGTAAAAGTTTTAGATATGGCTGACTTAGATGGTTCTCAAAACGTAAGAATCATTATGAGATTTACTGCTGGTGTACAGTACGGAGTTGTTGAAGACATCGTAACTTACGGAATCTAAGATTCAAATAAATAAATACAAAAAAGGGGTGGGTAATTACTACCTACCCTTTTTTTATAACTAATAAATAAAAAATAAATATTATGGCTTGTGATATTACTTTAGGTAGAACAGAACCTTGTAAAGATAGTGTTGGAGGAATCAATGCTGTTTATTTTGTAAATTTTGGAGATATAACCAGTATAACATATGATGCTGCTGAAACAGATGTTATTAGTGCTGTCGGCGGCTCTCCAAATGCTTACAAATACGAAGTTAGAGGAAACTCTACCTATACAGAAAACATTCAATCAAGTAGAGAGAATGGAACTACTGCTTTCGAGCAAGTGTTAGAGTTGACACTTAAAAAATTAACTAAAGAAGACCACAATACTATTAAATTATTATCTTTCGGAAGACCAAACATTCTTATCGAGGACAATAACGGAAATGTATTCTTAGCTGGGGCTGAGTATGGTGCTGACGTAACAGGAGGTACTATCGTAACAGGTGGAGCTATGGCTGATATGAGTGGATATACTCTAAGTTTTACAGGTATGGAAAAAGCACCTGCAAACTTTTTGTGGGCAGCAGCAGATGTTGCATCAAAAACTAAATCAATATTATCTGAATGTTCAATAATTGTATCAATACCACCATCAGATATAGATACTCCCAATTCACTAGCTTTTCTTAATCC